TGCCGGCGATGAACGGCGGCGTGGTTACGATCTTCGGCGAGGACGGCCAGGGGTTTGGCCAGAGCGATGCCAGTGAGCTGGTCTTCCGCGAGACGGGACCGTACGACCAGGTCGTGCTGAACCTGGGCATCTCCGTGCAGGCCCTGGAGGAGGAGTCTCAGTGAAGACCAAGCTGGTGGGCTGGGCGATTGTGGCGTTCGTGGCCTTCTACATCGTGACCCAGCCCGTCGCCGCAGCCCACGCCTTCCAGGGCCTGCTCGGTGGCCTCAAGTCGGCCGCCACCTACCTGGGGACGTTTATCTCCCATGCCTAAAGGAGAATCGTGAGGAAGATCATCGTGGCCATGACGGTGGCCACCATCATGCTGTTCCCGGCTGCCGCGCCCGCGCTGGCAGGAGCCCGCTCGCCGGCCGCTGAGGTGATCAAGAACACCTGCGTCTACAGCGGCTACGGGAGCCCCGGCCGCAAGTCGTTCACCCTGCACATCACCCGGGACAGCTGCGGGCGCAGTGATCACTACGGAATCCGCGCGGCGGCCCTGTGTGTCACCCCCAACGGCAACTCGTGGGCCTACGGCCCCGCCCGCTACGTGGGCGGCACCACCTCGCAGGCGAGCTGCGGCTGGCAGACCTTCGAGCTGGGCGCGTGGGGCTTCCAGTACCAGTACCGCCTCTCCGCGCCGGGGCACCACATCGCGTACGGCTGGAAGCTGCTGGGCACCTAGTACGATCTGTGCCATGGCCGCAGCCTCCTATCAGGGATGGTGCGGCCATGGCACTCCCCGGGAACGAGCCTGTCGCGGCGCACACCCAGGCGCAGTCACACCGCTACTACATGCACTTCCCGCCGCACCCGGCGCGTAAGGACGATCCGCACTATGTGGACTTCAACGCCTACCACAAGCGCACCAGGGCGACGGCACGGTGCTGGATCGGTGAGCGGATCGGCTACTCCTTCTGCAAGGACGCCCAGGGCAATCTGGCTCCCGCCCCGGCCACGGGAGCCCAGCCGGGCCTGGAGCTGCATCACGCGCATGTTGAGTTCAGCCTGCAGAACGGGATCAGCCTGACTGCGCTGGAACACGACTACCCGGGGATCAGCGACCCGGACTCGGTTGGCGCATGGGTGGAGTCAGGTGCCAACTTCCGCTGGCTGTGCGCCTGGCACCATCGCGGCGCGAGCGGGGCGCATACTGCCGCGCATGCGGACTGGGAAGCCAGCCAGTACATAGAGGGCCTGATCGACAAGGGCAGTTAAACCGGGTGACGCACTAGGTAGCGTCCGGTAGCATGGCCGCATGACGAAGCTGCATCAGATCCTCGCTATCGAGCGGGGCGCAAAGGCGGACGCCGACCGTGACCTCGGCATCGCCGTCCGGGGGCTGGGCGTGGAGGGCGAGCAGTCACCGCTGACCGGCCTGGTGAAGACCTACGAGCCCCGCGACGAGGGGGGCGACGAGCTGCCGGGCGAGTACCGGCATGTGCAGATCCGCGCCGAGCGCGACGTGCTGCCCCTCATCGCCCGCGCGATGACCCGCCACCTGGACGTGAAGTTCACCCGCGAGGCCGCCTCGGCGCAGGCCAAGGCGGACATCCGGGTGGATGGCCGCGTGCTCGTGCCCGACGTGCCGGTGGGCTACCTGCTGGGGCTGGAGGAGTCGCTGGAGAACCTGGCCGCCCTGGTCAGGAAGCTGCCGGCGCTGGACCCGTCCGAGGAGTGGCACTGGGACGAGGCGCGGGGCTGCTATGCGACCGAGCCGAAGCAGACCGCCCGCAAGCTGCGCGTCCCGCAGGTCCAGGTGCTGCAGCAGCCGCAGGTGATCGACGGCAAGGCGTTCGAGGGACAGTACCGGCCGTACGAGACCGAGGTCCCGGTCGGCAACTGGACCACGGTCAAGCTGTCGGGCGCACTGCCCTTCGACACCATCCAGGCGGTCTACCACCGGGTGCGCAAGGTGGCCGACGCGGTGAAGATGGCCCGGGAGCACGCGAACAGCATCGACGTGACCGACCGCAAGGCCGGCGAAGCGCTGTTTGAGTACATTCTGGGAGACGGGGTGCTACACTCGGACGGGAGCGCAGCTTCTGCGTCCTAGTCATCAGCAGCATCATCTTCATCTTGCCGCTCCAGCCTCCTTACTGAGCCGCTAACGCGGGCAGCCAGGCAGGCCGGGGAACCGTAGGTCGCGGGTTCGATCCCTGCTGGGCCAGCCACGATGGCCCATAGCTCAGTGGCAGAGCGACGGTCTCCTGTTAACGGTCCTGTACTGGGCTTATCTGCACCGCAAGCACAGGGCGGATACAGGCAACGTCCTTTCAACGGACGCCAGTCATGAGAACTGGTGACAGCCAACTGGCCCCCTCGGTCGGCTAAGCCGAGGGGGCCTCGCCTGTGGTAGTATCATTGCGTATCACGGGAGGCGGGCATGAAGAACCCCAGGCCCATCCAGAGCGGCGACGAGGCGGACGCCTTCACCCGCTGGCGGCGGCTCTACTGCTACCTCCAGCGCCCCGGGGCCGTGAAGGACATCAAGCGGCGCTACCACCGCAAGGAACGCCGCTGGGCCAGGCGTGACATCGAGGACCAGCGGGAGGGAAAGTAGTGGCCGCCATCTTCGGCCGGCACCAGTTCGGTGAGGCCGAGCAGGAGGAGCTGATCGAGCGCTGTGCCGAGATGCACGGCCAGCCGCAGCGGCTCATCGCCAGGCGTCTGGGGGTATCCCAGAGCACCGTGGTGCGCTACACCGCGCTGGCCCGCCAGCGCGGGCTGGTGCCCCCGGCGGGCCGGAAGCCACCCGAGATAGTGGACGCACTGGTGGCCGAGCTGGCCGTGCCGGGCTGGAGCGTGGCCGAGCTGGCCCGCAAGTACGGCTACACCAAGGCGGGCGTCTACCACCAGGCCATCAAGCACGGGTACTACGAGCGGTCATGATCTACCGCATCATCGGGGAATCCCAGCGCTGGGTCATGTCCGGCGACGACACCTGGAAGGCCATCCCCGGCCCGCTCAGGGGTGCCTTCTACGCCGACCTGTGTGGCGACGACGACTTCGGCAAATGGGACGACCTCCCCGCACCCGCCCTCACCAACCCGCGTGCCCACTTCTGGTTCACCGAACGCGGCTGGCACCGCTACGGGCGGCACATCGCCGCCGCCGCCCGCCGCACCGGCCGTACCTACCGGGTCATCCGCCATAAGAACCCGTCCCGCTCGGCCGTGCTCTACCGGGACCGCTGGCAGGTCGCCCTGCTGCCAGCCACCAAGGCTGATGCCTGAGCACTGGCGAAGTCCCGCCGCCCGTGAACTGGCCGCAGCCATCCGCAAGGCTGGCGGCACGGTTGAGCGGGCCGGCCGGGGACGGCTGCGGATTACCGGCCCTGCTGGCCAGATCACGGTTCAGGAGCCGGCCGCCGAGACGAGGCGTGACCTGCGGCGGGACTCAGCGGGCCGCAAGATCACCGAGGCTACCGGCCTGGAGTTCTAGCCGGCCTTATCCTTGGCGCATGACGGCGCTGGCATCCGAACCGGAGATCATCGGCTCGCAGCAGCCCCGCCTGGAGTCCGTCCCGTTCGCCTGCTCCTACGAAATGGGCGAGCACGCCATCGGTCTGGCCGCCACCAATGGCCTGGTGCTGGACGACTGGCAGGCGCGCGGGCTGCGGCTGGGCATGGGCACCCGCGAGGACGGCCACTGGGCCGCCTTCGAGGTGTGCTGGATTGCGCCCAGGCAAAATGGCAAGAACTCAGTGCTGGAAGCCCGGCAGCTCGCCGGGCTTTATGACATCCGCGAGAGCCTCCAGATTCACACGGCGCACGAGTTCAAGGCGGCATCCGAGCACTTCCGCAGGATGCAGACGACCATTGAGTCCCACGCCGACCTGATGCGCAAGGTGAAGCGCAACGGCATCCGCACCTCCCACGGCGAGGAGGCCATCGAGCTGAAGCCCGAGCCCACACTGATCTTCGGCCCGAGGGGCACCCAGATCCGCCGCTCAGTCGCACCCCGCCTGCGCTTCCTGGCCCGCTCCCGTGGTTCCGGGCGGTCGTTCACCGCCGACGCCGTCTACTACGACGAGGCCATGATCCTGGCCCTGGAAGACGTGGACGCCTCCATGCCCACCATGTCGGCCGTGCCCAACCCGCAGATGTGGTTCATGGGCTCGGCGGGCTTCCCCGACTCCACCCAGCTCGGTGCCATCCGCGAGCGCGGCATCGCCGGCATCGACCCCGACCTCGCGTTCCTGGAATGGAGCTGCGAGTTCTGCCCCGACCTGTGCCCGGACAGGCTGGCCCCCGCCTGCCGGTTCGGCCACGACCGGCGCACGCACCCGGTCTCCTGGGCGCGGGCCAACCCGGGAATGAACATCCGGATCACCCAGGAGCACATCGGCCGCGAGCTGGTCAAGATGGGCGCAGAGGGCTTCGACCGCGAGCGGCTGGGCATTGGCGACTGGCCCACCGACGAGGAGACCTGGTCGGTCATCCCGGAGTACAAGTGGGACGCCGCCCACTGGGCAGGCCCGGGGGAGATGCCCCGGCCCAAGCGCATCGCGGTGTGGGTGGACATCACCCCCGACCAGAGCGCGGCCTGCATCGCCATCGCCGGCCTGCTGCCCGCCGAGCCGGGCCAGGACGAGCGCGTCTGCACGGTTGAGATCGGCAGCAATGGCACCTGGGATGACCACCGGGCCGGGGTGCACTGGATCATCCCCCGGCTGAAAGAGCTGAAGCTGCACAACCGGGTCGCCGTGATCGGCGTGGACCCCATCGGCCCGGGGGCGGAGCTGATCACGGCCATCGAGGCGGACGCCTCCCTGGCCACTGTGCTGCAGACCTGCCAGCTCCGCGACGTCTGCCAGGCGCACGCCCAGTTCCTGCGCGGGCTCGGCGTGCCGGCCCCGGGTGAGGCCGCCCCCCCGCCGACGATCACCCACCGGGGGCAGGACGACCTGCGCAAGGCGGTCGCCTCCGGGGTGCTGCGGGACGTGGGGGATGGCCAGCACGCCTGGTCCCGCAAGAACGCCACGGCGGACATTTCCCCGCTATGCGCGGGGACAATGGCAGTATGGGCAGCTAGGAAGTTCGGTGGGGGCTACGACCTGCTGAACTCCATCGCCTAGGGAGGACGCTATGGCGGGTGGATTCGCACGGGGCGGGCGGGACCGCAAGCCCCAGAGCGGGCGCGGGCTGCGCGGTGTATACCTATCCGACATGCCCTCCCCGAAGCCCTTCCTGCGCAGGCGGCACATCAAGGGACTGCCGGGGCTGAGCGATGGTGACCCGGACTACGCACCGGGCGGTGGCACCTGGGTGCCCGCCGTGGAGAGGCAGGCAAAGTGAGCCAGGCGCTAGGTGACCGCGAGACGATGGCCATCCCGCGCCCGGTACGCCTCCAGGACCGGGTGCCGCTGGACGAGATCACCGCCGACGCCCGCCAGGCGAAGCCCGGCCGGGCGGTGCTCGCGCTGATCGGTGGCCTGCTGTTCATGATCGGCTGGTGCATCCGCGAGGTCTGTGGCGCGGCGTTCCTGGCCGGCGCATGGACGGTCTCAGCGGTGAAGCTGGGCTGGCGCGCAGCCGCCGGCGAAGCGCTGAATAAGCCCGACCTGCAAGAGGTGCTGAACGAGAACCGCCGGCTGCGGCTGGAGATCGAGCGCCTCCAGCTCGGCGGCATGGGATGACGCTGCACTACGGCAGGCTGCCCCCGCACCCGCGCTGGACCCACCCGAGGACCGTGCTGGACCTGCACGCCGATATGGCCGCCATGGCCGCCGGGGTGCCCGCCGTCGTGGACTGGACGGCGAACGTCCCGTCCTACCCGATGTACCTCAACGACCAGCTCGGGGACTGTGCCGAGGCCGGGCTGGGGCACGCGCTCCAGTCGGTCACCGCCGCCACGGGCACGCTGATCACCCCCACCGACGCGGACATCCAGGCCCTGTACGAGACGCAGGGCTACGTGCCCGGTGACCCGTCCACCGACAACGGGACCAACCTGCAGGATCTGCTGACGGAAGTGCAGAAGAACCCCTGGTGCGGGATGGAGATCGTGGCGTTTGCCGAGCTGCGCAACTGGTCGGCGTCCAACCTGCGCACCTGCCTGTACTACTTCAAGACCGTCTACGTGGGGGTCAGCTTCCCGGCCTCCGGGATGACCCAGTTCCAGGGTGGCCAGCCGTGGGTGCCGGTCCCGGGTGACCCCATCGAGGGTGGCCACTGCATCGTCCTGGAGGAGGTCACCACCGGGATGGACCAGCTCAACTGGATTACCTGGGGCGCGAAGCAGAAGAGCAACCGGGCCTGGTGGCGCACCTACGCCGAGGAGGCGTGGGTGATCGTCACCCCCGAGGTGCTGGCCAGCCCGCCACCTGGGCTGAACGCCGTCAGCCTGATGGATGAGTTCCACGCTCTGGGGTGAGCCATGGCGGCCAAGGCGAAAGCCAGGACCAAGGGCGTCCAGCCGGGCGGGGCCAACATCCGGGTCCCCCGCCGCGCAGGCAAGCCCCGCAAGCCCACGCCCCGCCACCCCACCGTCAACCCGGGTGGCCCAGCCATCGGCCTCACGCCCCCCGTTGCGCCAGCCCCGCGCACAGCCAGAAAGAAAACCGCTGCCAGGAAAAAGCCGGTCAAGCGGGGCGCGGCCCTGGGTGATGCGGTTCCCTGCTGCGCGGCGGAGGCACTGGCGGCCTCACTGCGGCTGACCGGCCAGCCCGTCAGCGACGGGGACGTGCTGGCGCTGCACCTGCGCGCTGGGGGAAACCTGTTCAGTGGCGTATACCTGGAGGATGTGCTGAGCGCCGCCGCCACCTACGGGCTGGGCGGCGTACGGCTGGACGATGCCGGGGAGGTTGCGGATGCCCAGATTCACGATCCCGCGTGTAGCTCACTGCGAGAGTGGTGCATTAGCGATGCCCAGATTCACAGTTCCCCGTGTGGCCCACTGCAACGGTGGCGCGTTAGCCGGGCCGGGCTGATCCTCGGCATCGACCAGCCTGGCCCGCACACAGTCTTCGATGACGGCGAGCACTGGTGGTCCTGGGGGGAGCCCTGGGAGCCGTTCGCCGGCGCGGTGATCAGCGAGGCATGGTGCCTTAGCTGGGGCAGCGCGTAGCATTAGATCGTCCTGGCCGCAACCAGTTCCTATTGGTATGCGGCAGGGGGTGCTCGGGTGGGTCTGGTTGACCGGATCAACTACGAGACCCGCACTATCGGCGGAGTGCCGTGGCAGCCATGGCGGAACCCCTACTGGCGCTTCAACATCGGCGGGCCGGTTCACCCTTCCCGCGAGGTCCAGGGCACTGACACCGTCCTCGGCCTGGCCGCCGTTTACGCCGCCGTCCGCTGGATCTCTGACCAGATCGCGGCCATGCCGATCCGGGTGTACCGTCAGCTGCCCAACGGCGATACGCAGCGCATCTACTCCTCCTCGCTGCTGGGCAGTCCTATCGCTGGCGGTGGCCCGCAGGTCAGCGGCACCCTGTACGACTGGCTGTTCGCTGGCAGCACCAGCGCCCTGCTGTGGGGGAACGCCTGGGGACTGGTGACCAACCGCTCGGGCGTGCCTGGCCCGGATGGGAACGGGCTGCCGACCGGCATCGCCTGGCTGCCGCCTGACCGGATCTCCGTCCAGGACGATGAGATGCAGCCCGAGAACCCGCTGCGCGCCCGGGTGTACTACCAGGGCAAGCTGATGGACCGGGCCGAGCTGGTCCACCTGCCCGCGTTCACCATCGCTGGCCGGCTGGAGGCCATCTCGCCAATCCGGGCTTTCGCGATGCTGTGGGGGCAGGGACTGGACGCCCTCAAGTACACGTCCGACTGGTTCATCAACGGCGGCTTCCCGCCCGGCACCTTCCAGAACATCAACGAGGAAGTGGATAGCCAGCAGGCCAAGGAAATCCGGAGAATGCTGACGGACACCCTGCGCGAGCGCCAGCCGCTGGTCTACGGCCGGGACTGGGACTACAAGCCGGTGGTGGTCCCGCAGGACGAAGCCGTCTTCATCAAGTCCATGCAGCTCAACGCCACCCAGGTGGCCGCGATCTTCGGCGTGCAGCCGTACCGCGTGGGCGGCACCCGCAACGACGGCATGATGTACTCGAACGTCACCCAGAATCTGCTGGACGAGCTGCAGTCCACCCTGAAGCCCTGGCTGACCCGCTGGGAGCACCTGCTGACCGGGCTGCTGCCGTCCACCCAGTACGCGAAGTTCGATGTGGATGCGCTGCTGAAGATGGACCCGCACACGCGCACGCAGGTCTACCAGATCCAGCGCAACATCGGCACCCGCACCGCGAACGAGATCCGCGCCGAGGACGACAAGCCACCAGTCCAGGGCGGCGACGACCCGATTGCCCTGCCGGTGCTGGAGCGCATCGTGGGCACCACCCGGTCCCTGCC